GCGCATGTGTGGAAAGCGCGATGGCAGTGGCTCGGCAAGATGGGATCAGCGAATCTAGCATTTGACCCCGTGTGTTCTCGGTGGTCTGATAGGCAGGTTGCTACATCACAAGTGCCTGATAACTTTGACTGGAACATCTAAAACTCGGGGACTCATCGCCAACGAACTCGGCTCAAAGGAATTGCATCGTCGTCACACGGTGCGCCTTGAGTCCGAGGACGGGGTGTTCCTGCGTGGGCGGGTGACCGACCAGCGTTTGATTGACCGCCTCTACAACTTCAAGCTCATTGATCTGGATCAGTACGATGCGGCCTGCGCCTTTCATGCGCTAGCCCACCGAGCAGGGATGTACCCTGCTTCGATGCAGCTTGAGCGAGTGCAGATGACGGTCGGGAACCGTGCGCCTCGGGCGTTAGCCATCCTCTCAGCGGATCGCTACCTTCAGCGCAATGTTTCAGAGAAGGTCTATCGAGCGGTCTGGATGACCGTCATTCGGGAAATCGAAAGCCCCATTCAGCAACTTAGAATGGGTCTAAATTGCCTTAAGGTTTACTTCAATCCCACCCTCACGCTTGGGAGTCGTCGTGCGCCGGAGTCGGTTCGTTCCACCATTGAACGCGCTGAGGAGGCTTTACAGGCGGCTGATCTTCGGGAGGCTCAGGCATAGCGGGTTCGATCCCCAGCGCCTTAGCGATGATCTCCTTCGGTCTAGCGGCAGGGTTCTCCTTGAGAGCCACCTTCGCCGCCTTGATGAAGCGGGGTTTGAGGGGGTAGTCCTCGATCATGTGGCGGATCTGCGAGGACACTGACCTGCCCTCATAGGCAGCGATCGCTTTGATCTTCAGGATTGTTTCATCATTGCAACGGAAGATGAGGACTCGATCCTCGTTTACTTGCTTTGGCATCTTTACGTCCTATAGCGTTTTGTTTTCTTGGCAATCGACTCGGGTTGTTTCACAAACTGTTCGCCCTTGCCTTTCCCCTTGCGCTTGGCAGCGGTGGTACGGGCGTACTCCTCAGAGGAGAGGGCTGTGATGGCTTTCTTCGGGAGGTATCGCTCCCCTGTCTTCGAGGAAGGCTTGCCAGATTTGGTCTGCCAGTCCTGTTTCGTCCATTTACTGAGCGACTTCTGAGCTTTGGTCTTGCCTCCTCGATAGCCGCCGCCTGCTTCTTCATAGCGCTTCTTGAGAAGCTGGCTCTTCCTCGCTGACCACTGGCCCGACTTCGTGCCAGCGACGTTCTCATTCATGATCTTGTCTTTGATCCGCTCACGCAGTCCAGGTTTGGTGTAGGCCATGACCGTCTCCTATATGTCAATACATATTATAAACCTAATTCATCCATTTGTTTTATACGCTTCCCAATCCACCGCATGACGGGTACAGCCATGCTGTTTCCCAAAGCCCTGTATCGTGGGCCATCAGGTGACTCCGGCTTTTTACGCCAAGGGATGTTGGTGTAATTGTCTGGGAAACCTTGTAATCGTTCGCATTCCACGGGGGTGAGGCGACGTACTTGCATCGCAGTCGCAACCGCTGGAAGCGGTCTGCCGCCGCCGGTAGCTGATCCTTTTAACAATGGGCCTGTTGGCTCATCAATCGTGTGTGCATTGGTTTCATAGTCAACACCGCCAACATACGGACTCGCCACCGCTATTGGATTTCCAACCAAACCATCTCGTCCACAGCTTGGGCCTTTGTAATCTCTCGATGATAGGGTTTGTGCTACATCTGGGATGCCACCGTTTGAAGCGCCATGTTCAGCGCTGGCGGTAGAGTTTTTCTCCGCTTCTCTGCTCGGCGCAGTATTCCGGCACACGCTCTCGGACTCAAAAAGAACCTTGGCGGGATGTCGCCAGTCTCCAAGGTATCCGACAACGAACACACGGCGGCGTCGTTGGGCCACTCCGAACCACTGAGCGTCCAGCACTCTGTATGCGAACCCATACCCCAACTTCCCCAACGCCCCGAGGAAGGTTCCAAAATCCCGTCCTCGGTTGCTCGACAGAACGCCGGGGACGTTTTCCCAGACAATCCATCGAGGCCGCTGACGTTGAACGATTGCAAGAAAGGTAAGCATAAGGTTGCCTCTTGGGTCGGCAAGCCCTTGGCGAAGACCCGCGACACTAAAACTTTGGCATGGGGTTCCTCCGACAAGAAGGTCAATTGATTCATCAGGCCACTCCTCAAATTTTGTCATGTCACCCAAGTTGGGAACATGAGGATAGTGATGTGCTAGCACAGCAGATGGAAACGGTTCAATCTCGCTGAGCCATGCAGGTTTCCAGTTAAGTGAATGCCAAGCGACGGTCGCTGCTTCGATGCCGCTGCACACTGACCCATAACGGAATTGACTTTTACAGGTATCGATCATGTTGATATCTCAGATATATCAGTGCCAGGTTCATACACAAATTCAGGGCAGGGGGCATAGAGATAGCCCTCGAAGAGTCGGCAGTAAAGCGCATAAGATCGTCTGCCATCTTTACCTTTGAACTCATGAGCCACTGAGTAATGACAGGCTCGACAGTCAGGCAAGCTGGGGGGCTTCTTCATTCTCAAGTTCGTCAAAGTTAATCGGCTCCACAACATGCAAGCGATAGCCTTTCATGTCTGCCTCGTAGCCCGTCAGCAGTGTGAAGATTAGCACCCTGAAATGATCGAGGTCGTAGTGACCATAGTTGAAGGCGATGATCATGTCGTTATTCTCCTCGACAACATGAATGTGATTGATCATATTCATGCAGGCCTGTGCATCTCTATTCTCAGAGATCATAAAGGCGCAGACCTTCGCCAAAAAATCCATCGTTTTCTGGCAGCGCTTGAGACTCTCAGGAGAGTTGTCATCGGTAACGATCCTCGGCATATCAACGCTAAGATTGACCGTCACTGAGTCATCTATTTTCTTCTTCCTAGGCATAAAAAATCCTCAAAAAAAAGGCCCGCCAGAGAACCTAGCGGGCCAAAAGACACCACGACCACGGAGTAAAGACGCAAAAGAGATAGTCGGGTGTTGCCCACTCAATTTAACATAATCAGTTCTGCCGATCTACTGCCTCAGCAGCCAGCGCCATGTAGGCTGCGCCGTCCACCCAGTTATCGACATCGGAACCTGTACGCTCACGGCAGAGCTTCAGCACCACCATGAATGTCCACCCATCCACCTCGTTGAGGTGGTTGTCAGTCAGCGCATTGAAGACCTTAACGATGCGTTCCATCGATCGCTCTGTCCCACAGTCCCGAAGATTGCCGCGATCTTTCATGATCTGCTGGGCAAGTATCAGGATTTCTTCTGCTGAGTATTTACTATTCACGAAGTTTGTCCTCGAGTAACTGGATCTGTGTTCGGTATCGTTGTATTTCTTCTGCAATGAAGTTGGCCTCGGTGAAGAAGCCGTTAGCCCTGATCGCTGCCAGCACATCATTCACAGTCACATAGTTACTATGCTTGAATCTCCAAGGCATCTTCTCCATTTCTCTTTTCCATGATCCAGGTTCTGATTCATTGTCGATGGTTGCCATGATCTATCTCCTCTAAAAGATGACATCATCCGGTTTCATTAACTCACTTTGATCAGCGGCAAAGCTCGGGCCTCTGCCTAAATCCTTGAGCCTTGCCTCTTGGATCAGATCCTCTGACTTCATAAAGCCAGCGAGCCGATACTTCGGAAAGGTTCCGACCATCAGCGCATAAAGATCGACAGAGTTCTCTCGCTTCCACCTGACAGCAAGAAGCCTGCCTCCCTCGTAGCGGGTGGTCTTCACATCGACGGCATAGCCGTTCTTGAGATAGCAGTCCTCGATGTTAGATCTGCCTGTCTCCATGTCAGGGTAGACATTGGCGAGCTTGCAGAATGCAATCTCTGCGGCAGCCCCTTCGAGGTCAGTCTCCCAGTTCGATTGCTCACCGACCTTGAGATCCGTCAGGCCTTGCCCTCTCGCTGCCTCGTAGCGGCGTTGAGCAATGACCTGCGCCAGCTCCTGCTCAGTTTGATTTAGTGTCACAATCATCTTTGATTCCTCACTTGCCCCTTATTCGGGGACTTGGTAGTAGCTGGCGACAATTTCAAACGCCTCGATGTGACGCTTGATCTCTTTCAGATCTTCCTTCCTATCATCAGAGAAAAAGTTTATGTCGCCACCGTCCTTGCGATCCTCGTAGGAATCCCTGAGTCCTGCCAAACTTTGTTGAAGTTGGGCAAGAGTGATTTCCTCGAGGAGTTGTGAGTCAATTTCGATCTTCATAACAAGCCCTCTTTCCACATACGATAGTCATAGCGTTTGATCCCACGCCTCGCAGCATTCACCACTGCACTCGGACGCAAGCCTAATTCCTTTGCAAGAAATGCATAGGTCATTTCTCTGACTCGATCCTTTGAGTGCTTTAACTCCATGATTCTTTTGTACTGCTCGTAGGTCAACTTGGGTTTGTTACCAGGGTTAGTCTTCTCTTCCATCAGTCTCTACTCCATTTATATCCACAGTCTGGGCATAGGTGAGCGACCGTGCGATCTTTGCTTCGGTCATAAATGTCAATCGCTCTGTGCCATCTGCCTTCCATTCGGGTTGCACCATAATTCTCGGCAGCCTTGTCAGTTTCCTCTTCGTTTCCGAGTAAGTCATACAGGGTGTCCCAGATAAGATCTCCCTCTAGGCTCGCCCCACACTTCGGGCAGGCTCTGAGTTCATGAGGCATAAAATCCTGCCGCTACACCAATCAATAAACCCACCACAAAGATGGCAGCTTCCGTGGCTGCACGATCTTTATCTATGTTTCGGTAGGTATTGATAACTTCTTGCATGTAGTTGACCTCGGCTTCGAGTTCATCGATGCGATTGTTTAATCTGTCTTGTGAATACTCGCTCACCAGTAATCCCTCCCGCCTCGTGATGAACGCCAGTTAGGATGGGGAACCTGCCGCCATTCATAGTCCATGAATCGATTTAAGCGGCCCAACCATTCAGTTAATTTGCGGAACATAGACTCTCTCCTTTTTGGATGTATTGCCTATAAATTTATTCAGCCTTTCGATCTCGCCTCGGAGTTTCATATTCTCCTCGACAACCTCCGCATAATCAGCGGCGACCTTAGCGAGTAGTCTTTTCAGGCGAACCTCTTCCTTTGACTCATCCAAAATAAAATCCCCGTTCATAGATCCTCCTTACGGATACGTCCGTTGATGGCTTTGAGGGTGGTGTTGATGGTCGTTTCACATTCATCAATCCGTGCGAGGATTTCCGCTCTGATTGCGGAGATCTGATCATAGATTTCATGTGGACTGAGGTCATCGAACTTAGGGTTGTCGAATGACATCGGCTCCAAATTAAAATTTAATCTACGCAAGATTGAGTTTACCCGAAAGTCGCAAGACAAATTCCACAGGTAAGGATCTTTGTCCTCGCTGCCTGCGAAGTGCCAGTCAAGGATGTGCAGGATCTCATGCATCATGAGGGTATCAAGCTGATCCTCGGTGCAGCTTTCGGTGTAGTCAGGGTTGAACGTGATGCAGAACCCATCAGTCATCGCCTTCGGAGTGCTTTCGGTACAAGGCTTGATCTGAAGATAGCCGATGGCATCAGACAAGTTTTTATAGCGATGGCACAATCGATCAAGCGAACCATTAACCCGATCCATTTGGTGTTCATGGTTGGTCATACCATTTCTCCCAGTCGAGATCTTGCCCATCTCTCAGGCGTTGTAAATCCTGGCGCAGCATCTCGACCATGCGTTGGTGGTAGTGAACCTTGGTCTGTAGTTCCAGTATCAGAGACTGATCTGGACTTAAGGTCAGCGATTCAAACTGCTGACGCTCATCAAGTTGTTGTTGATATTCAAAGTCTTGCATCGTCTTTCTCCTGTGACATAACTCGGTTATGTTAATTAGTCGAGTCGGGAGTTGGCATACGCCTTGATCCCTGCCTCGTTCAGGACACGGGCATAGGCTTCTGCGTAGGCTCGCTTGCGATCGTAGGATTGGTTGCCTTCACTCACCCAGATCATGAGACCACTGGGGTAAGCTTTGGTTGCGAGCTTCATCTTCTTTGCCCAGCGTCCGAAGTCGGTGTTGCCTGCGAACTCAATCCATGCAAAGCCGCACATGCCTTCATCGACATACCATGTGTTGCTTTCGCCAGTATGAGAGTGACCGACCACCACCATCGGGTTGGGGCAGCACTCATTGAGGGCAGTCATTCCTTCACGGTGAGCGTCTTCAATCAAAGTCTGATAGTCCATGATCATTCTCCTTCAGGTCTGATTCTTTGAGGATGGGTTTGGCAGTGGCTTGCAGTAGTCGATCTGCAAATTCCTGTAACCCTTCTGGTGTTTCAGCAAACAGTGATGCATTGCAGTAGCCAATTACCTCCTGATCTTTGTTGTAATAAGCCTCGACAAACTTGTATCGAGACTCGCCATCTTCCTCGTAGGAAAGGACTCGGTAGTTCCAAGTCATGCTGCCTCCTAGCAGTGTGATGAAAATCCAGAAACGATTACCCTGAACATGCAGTTATCAACTTCCCTCATATCAGTCACGCCATCGATGTGGGTTCCTGCATAGCAAGTACCTGCCTCGAAGAACACAGCGTTGATCTTCCATCCCTGCTCTTCAGCAAACTTGAAGGCTTCGATGGGCGGAGACCAAGCGCTATCTGCCCGTATGATGAGGGTGTTGTCATCCTGCCTGTCCGAATAACTGATATCGCAGAGATCCCATTTGGTTCCCCAGTTATCCAAGCACCATCTATACCAACCGTCATTGCCCTCATCGAATTCAGGCATGGGACGAAGGTAATTTAGGACGCCTTCTTTCTTCACAGACTCGGCTAATCCATCCACCTTTTCTTTTGACTCGTGCGTAAAAACAATTTCATTTTGACACCAGTTAGGCATGATCTTTCTCCTATAAAAAATTATTCAATCACACATTCCCCGTTGCCGCAGCAATGGCAAATTCAATGTCATCGAAATGATCGGATGTTGCTGATCCCAGAATGGAGTCAGTCGGGTCATCTCCAAAGGCATCCTCCGATCGATACACGCACACATTGAAGTCACCTGGTTCTGGGTAG